TGATCCAACAGCGATGGATAAAGTAAAATTGTTCTTCGACATGTTCTCGCAGCTTCCGTCATGGTTCACAAATTTGTGGATCCTTGTAGTGGCGTCGATATATGGTATAAAAGGAACTCAAATTTTTAGAAACGGAGGTAAAAAATAATGAGCAAAAAATCTAGAAAAAGAAATAAAAAGATTCTTGGTGCACTTGCTGCCTTAGGTGCAGGCTTAGCTTTAGCCAATAGAGGTAAAGGTATGGAAGAATCTAATATTAGTGTAGACAGCGGAAGAGGTGGAACTAGCTCTAGCGCTGTAGCAAGACAAATGGCTAACATGGAAGAATCAACACCGGTATATCAAGACGATATTATGAGAGGTGGATCTGGAGTTAAAAACATGAGAAAAATTCCAGGTATGATTGTTCCAGGAAAAAGATACAGCATGTTCGATAGCATGGGATTCAAAAAAGGTGGCCGTGTTGGATGTGGTGCAGCTAAAAAAGGTTTTGGTAAAGCAATGAAAAAAGGAAAAAAATAATGCCAGGAATGATGAAAAGACCGGTGTTTAAAAACGGTAAAAAAGTTTTAAAACCAGTTAAACCATCTCAAAAAGGTTTAAAGAAGTTACCCAAAAAAGTTAGAAACAAAATGGGTTACATGAAAGATGGTGGGAGAGCTAAGTAATGGCCAAACTTTGTGCAAAAGGTAAAGCAGCAGCAAAAAGAAAATTTAAAGTTTACCCTTCGGCATACGCGAACATGTATGGTTCAGCTGTTTGCTCTGGTAAAATAAAACCAGGTGGAAAGAAAAAGAAAAAATCTAAGAGAAAATAATGGCTGAAGGTGGTCTAAGAAAATGGGTCAAAGAGAAATGGGTAGATATAGGAGCTCCGAAGAAGAACGGAAAATATCAACCATGCGGGAGATCGAAGGGGAGCAAAAGAAAGTATCCAAAATGCGTACCACTTGCAAAAGCCACACGGATGACAAAAGGGCAAAAGGCCTCTGCTGTCAGACGAAAGAGAGCAGCAGGTAATCCTGGAGGAAAGCCAACTAACGTTGCAACATTTGCAAAAAGAAAATGACAATTAGAAAAACTACAAAAGGCCCAAACGCCAATTATAGACCAACAAAATCTGGAGCTGGAATGACAGCAAAAGGTGTAAGAGCTTACAGACGTGCAAACCCTGGAAGCAAATTAAAAACAGCCGTGACAGGAAAAGTGAAGCCTGGATCAAAAGCTGCTAAACGTAGAAAATCATACTGCGCAAGATCACTTGGACAACTCAAAAGATCATCAGCTAAAACTCGTAACGATCCAAATTCTCGTATCCGTCAGGCACGAAGAAGATGGAAATGCTAGATCGATTTATCTATAAATTTTTTGGTTGGTTAGATAAGTTTTGTTCTTTCATAGACAGTCTTTTTAAAAGGAGAAAAAATGCGAAGAGCAATACTAGACGCACTAAGAGCTAGATACGAAGCAGATATTGCAGAAGCAGACGCAACTGCAAATATTTTTTTGGATAACTCAGTAGGTATTGGAGAACATCCACAACATATAGAAGAAGTTAACAAACAGATTGAAAAAATAGCTGCGGCAAAAGAAAAGCTAGATGTGTTAGATGAGTTTGAACCAGAAAGAGGAGAAACACTATAATGGATTTTGTAGAAAAAATAAGAAGAGTAATTAAAATGAGACATGATGATGTCGTAGTTGCAATGACTAACGGTAATGTTGACAGCATGGAAAAATACCAGTATATGTTAGGACAAATACGAACTTATCAGTATTTATTACAGGAAATATCCACCCTGCTAAAAACAAAGGAGCAAAATGACGAACAAGGAACAATTATCAGCATCAAATCAAAAGATAGTTCTACCAAATAAAAAACTAGTTGGTGTTGAAAAAAAAGAAGAAAAACAAATAGACGAATCATCAAAATTACCTAAACCTACGGGTTGGAGAATTTTAGTTTTACCTTTTAAACAAAAAGATAAAACTAAAGGTGGTATATTATTAGCGGATGAAACAGTAGAACGATCACAAGTAGCATCAACTTGTGGTTTAGTTTTAGACATGGGTCCACACTGCTATGACAAAGAAAGATATCCAGAAGGACCATGGTGTAAAAAAGGTGATTGGATTATCTTTGCAAGATACGCTGGATCACGAATTAAAATAGATGGGGGTGAGATAAGACTTCTTAATGATGATGAAGTTTTAGCAACCGTGGAAAACCCTGAAGATATATTCCACGAATTTTAACAATCATAGGAGATACTATGCAAGAAGAAGAAAAGAAAACAGTTGATATCGATACTTCCGGTCCCGAAGTAGATATTCAATTGCCAGAAGAAAAAACAGAAGAGGTTGTAGAACAACCAACAGAGGACAAAACATATGAAAATGAACGTGAAACAAAACTTGAAGACGGTGGTATCGCCGGTGACTCATCTGAGAAACCTTTGGAGCAGTCTGATGTTCAAGCAAGTGATAAACAAGAAGACAACAGTAAACAAATTGAAGAGTATTCTGAAGGCGTTAAAAAGCGAATAGCTAAATTAACTAAAAGAATGCGTGAAGCTGAAAGACAAAAAGAAGAAGCTTTACGTTATGCAGATAGTGTTAAACAGGAAAGAGATAAGTTTAAAACTACAGCAGACTCTTTAGATAAAAATTATGTTGCAGAAATGGAAGGTAGAATTACTTCTTCTATTGCAGCGGCTCAAGAAAAATTAAGAGCGGCTAGACAAGCAGAAGATCCAAAAGCTGAAACAGAAGCTTTGGCCGCTATTTCTCAACTTGGTTATGAACAAGGTAAATTAGCTGAACTTAAAACCCAGCATCAGATGCAGGAAACAGCAGCTAAAGAAACACCCGTACAACAACCATTATATCAACAACCGCGACAACAGGCTCAAACTCCACCAGATCCAAAGGCGGAAGCATGGGCTGAAAACAATGAGTGGTTTGGTAAGGATAGTGCAATGACGTATACAGCGTTTGATTTACACAGAAAACTTACCGAAGAAGAAGGAATTGATCCTAGGTCAGAAGAATATTATGAGGAAATCGACAAAAGAATTAGGTTGGAATTTCCACATAAATTTGATAAACCTATGAACAAACCGGTTAGTAAACCTACACAAACCGTTGCCTCTGCAACGCGTAGTACAAAGACTAGTCGTAAATCAGTGAGACTCACATCATCTCAAGTAGCAATTGCTAAAAAATTAGGTGTGCCACTAGAAGAATATGCGAAACAACTTATGAACACGAAGGAGGTATAGGCATATGGAAAAGAAACAACCAACTCGTGCGAGCCAAACAAATAAAAGTGATTCAACAAAAGTTGAGACACAAGCAAAAACGGTAGCTCCAAAAGAGAGACCAAAAGTTTGGACTCCACCATCGTACTTAGATACGCCCAACGCGCCAAATGGATATAGACACAGATGGGTCAGGGTAGAAATCCAAGGATTCACTGATACAAAAAACATACAAGGACGCTTAAGATCCGGGTATGAATTAGTAAGATCAGATGAATATCCAGAAGAGGACTTTCCAACTATCGCAGATGGCAAATACGCAGGGGTTATCGGGCACGGAGGCCTTGTGCTGACAAGGGTACCAGAGGAGATCGCGCAGCAAAGAACTGAATACTATGCTAAACAAGCACAGGATCAGCAGGCTGCAATAGACGCCGATCTTGCAAAGGAACAGCATAAGAGTATGCCTATCAATGTTGATAGAGATACTCGTGTAACCTTCGGTGGTTCAAAGAAAAGTTAATTTTTTAACAATTCCGAAACCAGCGAATTAACCGTACTGGAGGCCCTTCGGGGCAGGTACATTTAAGGAGAAACGTATGGCTAACGCGTCAACAACTGGGTTCGGTTTTAGACCCATTAAAAAAGTTGGTCAGTCTGACAATGTCGGTGCTCTTACAGAGTACAGCGTTGCAGCTTCTTCTGCTTTAATTTCGCACGCAGCAATGGTGCAATTAACTGCAAATGGAGTTGTTCTCGCTTCAGGTAATACAGATGCAAACAATCTGGGTACACTGAACGGCGTTTTCTACACTGACGCTACAACTAGTAAACCAACGTTCAGCAACTATTCACCAGCAAGTAACACTGCTACTGATATCGTTGCTTTCGTAAACGACGACCCAAGACAGGTTTATGAAATCATGTCTGCGGACACTGCATTCAACCAAAATGAAGTTGGTGGATGTGCTGACCAAGTCGTAAGTGCTGGAACATCACCATTATATATTTCGAAATCAAAAATTTCGGCTACAACTGGTGCTTCTATCGCTCAACTTAAAATCCTAGGTGTTTCTAGAGATCCTGATCATTCAGATACTACTGCTGAGGGCTTTGCTCTTAGAATTATTATCAATGAGCACATTCTTGGAAACAACGTGGCAGGTATATAAGGAGTAATTAAATTATGGCTATATCACGTAATCAACTAGTTAAAGAACTAGAGCCAGGTTTGAATGCCTTATTCGGCCTGGAGTATAAACAGTATGAACAAGAACATGCTGAAATATACACAACTGAGTCATCTGACAGAGCTTTCGAAGAGGAAGTTATGTTATCAGGTTTCGCTCAAGCACAAGTTAAACCAGAAGGTTCTGGTGTAACTTACGATAGTGCTCAAGAAACTTTCACAGCTAGATACACTCACGAGACAATCGCTCTTGGGTTTGCTATCACTGAGGAAGCTATTGAGGACAATTTGTATGACAGACTTGCGTCTAGATATACAAAAGCTTTAGCAAGATCTATGGCTCAAACTAAACAAGTTAAAGCAGCTTCACCATTGAACAATGGTTTACCTGGATTGAGTTTCACTTCAGGCGATGGTGTAACTCTTTTCAACACAGCTCACCCAACTATTTCTGGAACTTTCAGTAATACATTGGCAACAGCTGCGGACTTAAACGAAACTTCATTAGAACAAGCAATGATTGATATCGCTGCTCTTACTGATGAAAGAGGTTTAAAGATCGCTGCAAAAGCTGTGAAGATGATCATTCCATCTGCACTACAATTCACTGCTGAAAGACTTATGAAGTCTTCACAAAGAGTTGGAACTGCTGATAATGATATTAACGCACTTGTATCTATGGGAATGGTTCCTGGTGGATACACAGTTAACCACTATTTAACTGACACAGATGCGTTCTATATCACTACAGACGTGCCTAATGGTATGAAGCATATGGAAAGAGCTCCATTAACTACAAAAATGGAAGGCGATTTCGATACTGGTAACGTAAGATACAAAGCTAGAGAAAGATACGTATTTGGCGTATCAGACCCTAGAGGTATTTTTGCATCACCAGGTGCTTAATCAATAATTTTGTGGCCGGACATAGTTCGGCCACAATCCTTAAATAGAAAGGAAAAATGCACCCTAAAAACTTCAGAGTCCAAATATTTGCTTATCAACTTCATGCAGATTTTATGATAAGTAGCATTGATTCACCATTAGACATCGAAAACGCAATTATTGACAAATTGGGAAAAGGTGATATAAAATGGGAACATCTTGGAGAAATGAATGATCCGAGGGTAAAGAGAATAACTTATGAGGAAGTTATCGATGCAAGAACATCTACAGGACCTTTACACGAAGAAGAGAGGTCTGGATCTAGAGTGGGAACAGGAGCATCTTAAAGAGGGTAGATATACTCTTAATATGGTTAAGATTGACCGAAAAGTCAGAGAAGTAATTAGCCATATAAAACTTGCTGAAGCTGCAAAAGCACATCAGCAAAATAAGGTAGAAGGCTCTGAACCACAAGTTTCTGTAGCTACTTAAACAAAAAGCTACATCGTTGAATAAATTCAATTCACACTACAGGCTCTCTTGCGCTCTACTCAAATCTAGTATATAAAATAATCACTATACAATTACCAAAAGATCATAGACGCGTATAGTCGACGGCCTAGAGACTATGATCTGTAAACTAGGAGGATATAATTATGGCAAAAACTACATTTTCAGGTCCAGTACTTGAAGGAAAAGAAGGTGTAAACATTGAAACTAAATCTTCAAACTACACTGTAACTAACGCTGATTCAGGAAAAACTTTTGTTTCTGAAACAGATGGTGTTGTATTCACATTACCTGCAATCGCAGTTGGATACTCATTCAAGTTTGCAAACAATGCACCTGATGGAGCAAACGCTCTAACAATCAGTCCAAATGCTTCTGATGGAATCACATACGCTGGTTCTTCAACAGATAATAAAGACTTGATCAATACAAAAACAACTTCTAGACAAGGTGACTATGTTGTAATTGCATCATTAGATGGAACTACTGCATGGCAAGTTACTGAAGTTAGAGGGACTTTTGCTAAAGAGTCGTAATAAATAATTTTGTGGGGCTTCGGCCCCACATCAATTTAACGGAGAATAATTATGGCAGGCGGCGGATCTTTTATAAGTGATCAAAAGTTCACAACATTAACAGCAGATGGTAATTTTAAAACTATCACTGGTGGTAGTACAAACTTAGGACCATGTAGAGTTACTTACATTCAAGCTCACGGTGGTACTAACTGTTTAGTAAAATTACATGATGGAACTGGAACAGGTGGGTCTCTAGAGTTTCAAGCTAAATTTAGTTCTGAAGGACTTGATTTAATGGTTCCCGGTTCTGGTATAAGATTTAAAACAGGAGTCTATTTAGATTTAACTACTACAGACTCTGTAACAATAGGATACACAGGCTAATGAAGTCAGACGTAAAAGCAGTTAGAAAAACAGGAACAGGTTCTGTATTCGCAGGAAGAACAAGATTAAGAGGAATTATTTTAGCATCAACTGGTTCTGCAGGTTCAGTTACATTACAAGACGGAAACTCAGTAACACAGTTTCAAGTAGATGTACCAGCAGGTGATGTATTTTCTTATAATCTAGCAGAAGACGGAATTTTATTTGAAGGTGGAATGACTATTTCAGCAATTTCAAATGCAACGGTAACTGTTATTCTAGATAAATAGGAGAGTAAATGGCTAACACTACTTCGGGTACAACTACCTTTGAAAAAGGTTTTTCTATTTCAGATATTGTTGAAGAAGCGTATGAAAGATTAGGCATACAAGGTGTTTCTGGTTATCAATTAAAATCTGCAAGAAGATCATTAAATATTTTATTTCAAGAATGGGCTAATAGAGGTTTACATTATTGGGAAGTTGCAAATAATAATATTACATTGGTTGCAGATCAAGCAACATACACAATGTTTAGATCAACAGGTGATGGTACTTCAAGTGCTACAGCTGTTTATGGTGTTGATGATATATTAGAAGCTTCTTACAGAAACTCTAATGTAGATACACCGCTTACAAAAATAAACAGATCACAGTATCAAGCATTATCAAATAAATCTTCTACAGGAACACCATCACAATATTTTGTTCAAAGATTTATAGATAAAATTACAGTTACTTTATATTTAACACCTGGTTCTAATGAAGCAGGTAAGTTTTTAAATTACTATTATGTAAAAAGAATTCAAGATGCAGGAGATTATACTAACGATGCAGATGTACCATACAGGTTTGTTCCATGCATGACTGCAGGTTTAGCTTATTATCTTGCAATTAAAAATGCACCTGACAGAGTTCAAATGCTAAAGATGTTATACGAAGATGAATTACAAAGAGCTTTACAAGAGGACGGCTCATCATCAAGTACTTATATTAGTCCTAAAGTTTATTATCCGGAGTCTTAATGTCTAATCTTTCTTCAGGTAAATACGCACAATTTATTTCTGATAGATCTGGATTAGCGTTTCCATATTCTGAAATGGTAATAGAATGGAATGGTGCAAGAGTTCACATATCAGAGTTTGAACCTAAACACCCACAACTAGAACCAAAACCACATGGTGCTGATCCACAAGGATTATTAAATGCAAGACCTGCAAGAGTTGAACCTGCTGTTGCAAGAGTACTGACTTTAAATCCGTTGTCTGCTACAAGCGGATCTACAACAATATCTGTATTTGAAGACAATCACGGAAGAACTACAGGTGATACCGTTAGATTTAGAGATGCTGAACCTGGTGCAGGTATAACTGCTGCAGATATTAATAACGCTTCGGGATTTACAATTACAGTTACAAATGCTAATAACTATACATTTACAGCTGCAGGCACTGCAACCGCAACTGCAAAAATAGGAGGAGGAAGTATATCGGCTGGTCCGGTTACATTATCACCATAATGGCATATACACTTACAAACTTACAGGATGATATTAGAAACTATACAGAAGTAGATAGCGCTGTATTATCAACTGCTGTATTAAACACAATAATTAAAAATGCTGAGAATAGAATTTATAGAGAAGTAGACTCTGATGATAACAGATTTTATGCTACATCAAACCTCCAATCTGGAAACAGATATGTCACCATTCCATCAGACTTAAGAGCAATTAGATATGTTCAATTAAAAGATGGGTCTAATAACCAGGTGTTTTTAGAAAAAAGAGACACTAGTTTTATGACAGAATATTACAATACACCTAGCACAGCCAGTGGCCTACCTAAGTATTATGCTAACTGGGACGCTAATTTTTGGGTAGTAGCACCTACACCAAACGCTACTTTTGAAATTACTTTGGCTTATATCAAACAGCCAACAAGTCTTACAGACTCATCAGTAAGCGCTTCAGGAACTTATGTATCTAATAAATATCAGGATTTACTTTTGTATGCTTGTCTGGTAGAAGCATATGGATACTTGAAAGGTCCAGCGGATCTGTTACAATACTATGAACAGTCATATAAAAGGGCTGCAAAATCGTACTCTATTGAACAAGAAGGTAGAAGACGTAGAGATGAATGGCAAGATGGCGCTATTCGTTCTCAGATTAAGTCGCCATCACCATAATAATTAAGGAGAAAAAATATGGCTAATATAGTACCTGACTCTTTTAAAACAGACCTACTTGGTGGTGTGTTTGATTTTGATTCATCTGGTGGATCAACTTTCAAATTAGCACTTTACACATCTTTAGGTGGTTTCAGTACTTCAACTACAGCTTATACAACTACTAATGAAGTTTCTTCATCTGGTACAAGTTATACTGCAGGTGGAAATACTTTAACTAATAATGGTGTTGCAGTATCAAGTAACATTGCATACGTTGACTTTGCAGATTTAACTTTTTCATCTGTAACGTTATCGGCAGTGGGAGCTCTGATTTATAAAGGAACTTCTAATGAAGCAGTATTAGTTTTAGATTTCGGCGGAACAAAAACAGCGACTAACGGAGATTTCGTTATTCAGTTTCCAACTGCTGATTCATCTAATGCAATCATTAGACTTGGCGACGCGTAATAAAAATTTGGAGTAGAAATGGCTTTAATAGTTAACGATAGAGTTAAGGAAACAAGTACAACTACTGGAACAGGAACAATTTCATTGGCTGGTGCTGAAACTGGTTATGAAAGTTTTGTTTCAGGGATTGGTACAACTAATACAACTTATTATGCAATTGAATTAAATTCTGCAAATGAGTTTGAGGTAGGTATTGGTACAGTAACCGATGCTTCACCTGACACTTTATCAAGAGACACAGTTATATCTTCATCGAATAGTGATGCAAAAGTAAATTTTTCTGCAGGTACTAAAAATGTATTTTGTACACTACCAGCGAAGAGAGCTATGTCTCCATCTATGACAGCTACAGATTATTTAGTTACACATGCTACAACTCTTTCACAAGATCAAACAATTGCATCTGGAGTTTTAGCTGGACCTGTAACTATAACTGGAACACAAACTATAACAGGAACGGTAGTAGTAATTTAATGAGTAAGATAGAAGTAAATGCAGTCGAACCACAATGCGGAACTACCTTAACACTAGGTGCTTCTGGTGATACGGTAACTTTAGGAAGTGGTGCTAGTCAATCTGGTTTTGGTAGAACAGGAACTGTTGATTGGGAAACAACTGCAAAAACAAGTGATTTTACAGCTGCTAATGGCGAAGGTTATTTGGTAACTCTGCCTAGTTCTCCGACTGCTGGTGATATAGTAGCTGTAAGAGATTATGCAAAAACTTTTGACACAAATAGTTGTACGATTGCAAGAAATAGTTCTAATATAGAAGGTGCTACTGATGATTCAGTATTAACAACTGAAGGAATTTCACTTACTATGGTGTATGTAGATGCAACTAAAGGTTGGGTAGCAACTGATCAAGCTTTATCTTCAGATCTTGAGGGATCTAAGTTTGTTACAGCAACAGGTGGAACAATAACAACAGTTTGTACAAATTTTAAAGTTCACACTTTCACAGGTCCAGGAACTTTTACTGTGACTTGTGCAGGAAATTC